AGACGTGAGCGGAAGCGTTGACCGCCGAGTGCTGCGCGAAGTCAGCGGGGTATCTGTCAGAGATGACGAGCCCGCAACGTGGAGCGAGGCTGACAAGCTGGCTGGATGCCGCCTTGATCGGCGGCGTCGATACCTCATCATTGATAACGAGGTTCACGCTGTTGCGGAGTGGACTGGCCCGTGTAGCGGGTGCTCCGATAGCGAGGAACTCGGGTCGCCCCCAGATCGCGGTTCGGGTTGCGGCGAGTGCGGATATACAGGGAAGCGAAGAATGAGCCACTGGATGCCGATCCCGGAAGGACCGAACCCATGAAACGCCCGATCGACTACCTGTTCTCGGTCTCGCGTGAAGACGCATTCAGCGTGGTACTGTTCGTTGTGGTGATGTTCTGGAACTGGTTTCTCGTCGCTCGGATTATCGAAGCGTGTGGAGGTGCGTGGTGAGCGCATGGGATGTCGTTCTTGGAGAGGACTCGGACTACTCGATACACACGCATGCGTGCGCCCAACTGCGCGCCCTTCCTCCATACACCTGTGAGTGTGGGAGCAAGGACCGAGTCAGTTCTGCCCGCGCCGAACTCGCCGCGTTGCGGGAGCGGGTCGCGAAGTTGGAGGCGGCGCTGGTGAAGGCGGATGAGATGGCGAAGGCTGCCGACACCGCCACCGTATGGAGAGACAAGGAGTCTCTGGATGCTTTGGATCTTGCGTTGGCGGCGTTCGCTGAGGCAAATCCAGCGCTGGATAACGACGCTCGGGAGGCAACCAAGTGAAACGCCTCGACCGGCTCTACGCGATCCAGTGGCGCGACCGTGGCGGATGGTGCTGGTCAACCGATTACACGTCGGTGGATCGCGACGTGGCGAACGCAGTCGGAGATTCTCGAGCTGGCCGCGACGCGGGCGAACGGTCAACCGACTCAAGCAGTTAGAGGACGGGCTCGCTGCGTTCGCGAAGATCGTCGGCGTGAGTCCGCAGCAGCTCGTCAACCAATCGACCTGGCAATGGGACGACATGGCGAAAACGTTCTTGATAGCTCACCGGCTCTGTAGCCATCGCATCGATCTCGACAGCGTTGCGAACGGGTTGCGTTCCGCGCTCGATCACGTCGAAGCGGTCGCGTGTCAGTTCAAGGCAGATGCGCTGTCTGCGGCGGAGCTTCGATCATGAGACACGCCCGCGTGCGCCGCCGCGTCGGCTGGCTGGTCGGCTGCTACCGGCGTGAACCGGGGTGGTTCTGGATCCCGCTCGTGCTCACGATCGCGTCCTGCGTCGCGCTCGCCTGGTGGTCGACTCTTGACCCGGTCGGGTTGCCCGACTGGTCGGGTGCGTGTACGTTTCCCCGATGAACGAATGGCTTCGCGTTCTCGAGAACCACGCACTCCTTCCGCTCTGCAGCTTGGGCATGCTCATTGGCCTCTATCGGCTCGGCAAGATGCTGCTGATCGACATCGTGAAGCCAGCGACCGAGAAGCTCGCGACGAAGGGGATCGAGACTCTTACGCACGCGCAGTCGACGATGACGAAGATCGAGGAAACCCAGGTGGGGATCGTGGGCGCGATCACTCGCTTGGAACAACAGGCAGTCGAGCAGCGACGACTCTCCACCGAGCAACAGGATCGGCTCTTGGACATCGACGAGAAGCTCGGGGAGCTTGGGCAGCATGTCCGGAGAACGCCGAACCCTTCGTGACTGGATCCTGGCCGACGTCATCCTGATCGCTCTCTGCGCTGGCTTGCTGATCGTCCACGTCTCCGTGCGACGGCAGCTTGAACGCGTTCCAGGGAAAGCTCGAACCTACTGGTACGATCCGAACGTCGGAGGCATCGTCGAGTTCGAGACGAACCAAACGCTCGAAGAGATCGATGACCCAGGCGCGTGGGCGCGGCGCACGGTGCGCGAGGCCCTGCTGAAGCGACAGGCAACCCAAGGACACGATCGATGATCACGCAGCACGCCATCAGCGTTTACGGCTCCACCACGGTCACGACCGCGAAGCGAGCCAACCAGCTCGGCCCCGACTGGGCCGAGGCGCACGTCGACGGCTTCCTCCACGGCGGCAGCGAGACGCTCGAGGCCAGCGGATCCGACACGCCGCTCGCCACCGAGATCAAGTGGACGCATCCAGACGTCGTCGACGAGAACAACGACCCGATCACGATCCACACGACCGTGACGACGCACGTGCTTCCAAACGAGTCGTCGACCGATCAGCAGGCTCGGCACGCCGCCGCCGTGGCCGCGATGGAAACGGCCATCGTCGATGCTGGCGGCACCGTCATCCCTTGAAGGAGAAGCGCCCGTGTTTGACCTGACCATTCCCACCCCGCCCGCGCTGTCGAAGTGGCTCAAGACGTACACGCCGGAGAAGGACCAGCGCCTCTGGATGCGCGGCGGCGTGGCTCCGATCGGCCCGTACGACGTGTTCGACGTGGCGCAGGACCGCGGCGTCCCGATCGAGTTCTCGACGCTCCACGGCTACCTCCAGCGCTTGGTGTCCGACTCGATTGAGCGCGTCGGCTACGCCGATGTCGGGACGCCCGAATTCGCCAAGCTGCCAGCGCTCGCGCCCACTTTCGAGTTCGCCGACATGGATCCCGAGGACAAGGGCACGTGGAACCTCGCGCCGCAGGAGATCTCGATCCGGCACCTCGCGTGGGCCTACACGAAGCACGGCGTCTACCACGCGGGCGTGTGCGCGGCGATTCAGTTCCTGGCGTACTTCCGGGCGGGGTGGTACGACCCGAAGAATCCGAACGACGCCTCGCGTTGGTTCCGGCCCGAGGACGAGATGCGCCCGGCCAAGTGGAGCTACCTGCGCAACGGCGGCGACCCTGCGAAGCGGTTCGGCAACCGTGGTCGCAACCGCACCCTGCGCGGGTGCCTCGAGTTCTTCAACTCGATGCTCGACATCTGCTCGTTCTCCCAGCTCTGGCCGATGGTCGAGACGATCCGGGTCTGGCGCGACCGCATCATCCTTCTGGCCTGGGAGTCTTGGCCGCTCGTCGACGATGGCGCGGGCGATCATCTCGGCGCGGACGTGCCGTTCTTCTCCGTCTACCAGACGGCGTCGCTCGCGTCCGAGATCGGGCGCACGCTGGCGATGGACTCGATGATCGACGCTCGCATTCGGAGTATCCTCGAGTCGATGCTCGACGACTGCCTGAACATCATCAAGGCGGCGCGCGAGGAGCGACAGGCGCTGGTCGGCTACACCTACGACGTGCGGTTCGACGGCATGATCGAAGGAACGAAGTCGCCGAAGGTATCGCGCGTTCCTGGCTCGACCTGGAATCGAGGCGCGGACGGCGTGAACCAGTATCTATTCCATCCGCTGAACGCGGCCGACGAACTCGGAGCCGACGAGCTGCTCGAGGATGCGCGCGAGCGGATCGACCACGCCCGATATCCCTGGGTCTTGCCGCAGTACTTCGGCGTGCTGTAGGATCCTCGCGCAGGCTTTCACGGGCCTCCTTCTTCACGGGCGCGGCGTCTTACCTCGGGACGTCGCGCCCGTCTTCGTTGCACCGCCGAGCTACACTTTTCTTTTTTTCCAGGGGCAGCGCGACGCTCTGCGTTTCCATGGGATCGGCGCAGTCGTGGTAGCAGATTCGGTTTGCGATCGCCCAACTACCGCCCAGCTACAGATCGCGCTTGGCGCAACCATCGCGCTCGCCATCCCTTACGGCCAATTCGAAGCCAAGACCATGCGATTCTCAGCTACGTGCGTCGCGGGCGTTCAGAAGCGTTCAGAAGCGTACAAGTACGCCGACCGGCGTCTCAGCAGGAGCGTCAACCGCCCTTCGGCACCCGCGGCTTCGGCTCGCGATGCAGCCACGTGATCGGGACTTCCCACCCGTCGATCTCCGCGCGGATCATCTCGTTGATGGATCCGAAGTCGCCGTTGCCCCGATCTTTCACCCCGAGCGCCAGGATTGTGCCAGCGTACGTTGCGCCGCGGGTGGGCGCGTCGAAGCCGTCGAACCCCACCATGACAAGCTCTGAGACTCCGACGCGCCTGAGGAGCCGTAATAGCGCAGGAGAGCACCCGGAGTTCGGGCGAAGTCTAGAATCCCACAGATCGGACAAGGCGGTCGCGCGGTCGGTGAGTTCTGCGCACCCAGGATCGGTGAGGAGAAGCGGTCCCTCGCGGAGCTTGGCGAGCGTCTTCACGACGGGCGGATCGACGGCAAGCGCGAGGTCGACGCGAGGCACGCCCTTCGCCAGCGCCGACTCGTTGACGCACGCCACGAGATCGCCGTCGTAGATCGCGACTTCGCGGATCCGCTCGAGGCTCGGGCCCTTGCCAAGCACGACGGCGCGCCGCCCCTCGAATCGCTTCCGGATCTCGTCGACGGTCACGCACGCCGAGAGCGGACGGTTCCACCACCTCAACTCGCCGCCGGCGACGCGTGGATAGGTCCGATCGAGGTGCGCAACCGTGGCCGCGTCGAAGCGCGGGATCATCATCGAGCCGTCGGGAAGCTGGCGAATCATTGAGCGAACACGTCCGTGTGGTAGGAGCCCATCGGCGTTCGCCAGACGAGCCCGGTTTGATTGACCGCGAGCGCCACCGGCGGAGTCTTCAAGCACGTCAAGAAGCCCGTGCCGGACGGCGCAGCCGCGAGGCCAAGAGGATACAGCTCGATCTCGGCCGTTTTCGACGTGATCACCTTCAGGATCTTGGCGGCCACGGTCTGCTGCATAGGCTCGGAGTACATCGAGAACGCGAAGGGCGCGATCCGCGCGATAGTGTTCTTCGCTGGCTTGGGCGTGGGATCGGCAATCGAGGTGTCGCCGACGTCGGAAACGTACGCGTTGGAGCTGGTGAAGTTGCCGCCGCTCTCGATCGGCAGCCAGAGCAGCAGCTCGACGGCGTGAGGCTTCGGCGAGTACCGCGCGGCGTAGACCTCGGCAATCGTGCCGTCCGGAATCAGCACGGCGACGCTTTGCCCCGCTTCGTTCAGCCTCAGCTCGATGCCGTCGAATGGCTCGAACGGCAATAGGCGCATGTCCGCGACGACGTGGATCATCTTCCAGGTCCGGCTCTTCCGAAGCGCCCAGAAGGTCGAACTCTTCGTCACGAGACTCTTGCGCTGGTAGATCGAGTAATCGCGCGCATCGGGAAGCACGCCGAACCGATCGATGTTCTTCGACGTCCGGAAGCGCTTCTCTTGGTCGCCGCCCGTGTAGCCACGACGCCAGGTCACCGCGGTCGACGTGTAGAGCTCGGTCACGTCCGTCAGCTCGAGGCCAAAGCTATCGACCAGGTTCCGGTCGTTGCGCAGCGTGTAGACCGGCGTCGGCGCCTGGCTCAGGTATCGGATCTTCGCGACGCCGTTCGAGATGAAGATCGCGCACCGCGCCTGGTAGGCCATGTCGTGCGCCAGCTCGAGCGCGTCGGTGGCGTCGAGGATGGCGTGGTCGGCGCGGTACTTTGAGACCTTCGAGCGCACCGAAGCGAAGCTCGCCGCGTCCACGGTGATGTTGGTCTTCTGCTCGAGCAACCACTGGATCTGGTCGACGACGTTCGCGCCCGTCGAACTCTTCACGGTGACGTAGACCGTGTCATCGTCCCAGCCCTGGTTCAGGTACTCGAGGGCGACCGGGAATCGGATCTGCGTGCACGTGACGCCGACGAGCGTGCCTTCGTCGTTCGGCAAGAGGTAGGTCTGGTTGGTGGCGACGTAGAGATCCTGCGGGACGTCGACGAGCTTCCGGCCCGTGATGCCGAGCCGACCTTGCTGGTAGGTGCGGTACGCCCGCACGCGCAGGAGTTCGAGCGCCGGCACGCTCGACACAAGGTACGTCTTGAACTCCTGCCCGGCCTGCGAGACGCGAGCGCCTGCCTGGATCGTCCACTGGTTTGCGTTCGCGGGACCGGCCGTGTCGAGCCAGTCGAAGGCGTAGCGCTTCGCGGTCACCGGAATGCCCGCGCCGATCACCCACGTGTCGCCGGTGTTGCGCGTCCAAGGCCGATCGAACAGGAGCTTCCGGCCCTTCTGCGCAACGCACAGCCGCGCCTGGTTCTTCGAGTGCGTTCCGGGGACGTCGTCGCCGTTGATGATGATGTGCTGTCCCGCCGCGTTCTGGTCCGAGTCGATCCAGAGCACGAAGGGGTTCGAGACGTCGGGTGAGTTCGACGGGCGCGAAGCTGTGACCGCGGTGAACGCTGCGACGTTGCGGCTCGTCACCGTGATCGTGTCGCCGTTCACGTCGGCGTTCATGTACTCGTCTTCGACGCGCACTTTGATCGTGCCACCCGGGAAAGTGTGGTCCGACTCGCAGTCGAACTGCGTGTCCGCGCTGTCGATGTCCTGCGTGAGGAACGTGACCGGGCCTTTGCGGATCAGGACGGCGGGAACGTCGCGCGGCACGCCGAAGACGAGCGGCACCACCTTGCCATCGCTCTCGTCCGGCACCAGCGAGTCGAGCGTCTGGTCGAGGACGATCGTCGCGGACTCGCTGCGGTGATCCGCGAACAAGGTGAACGTGAGCTGCCTCGTCGCTTCGGAGTACGAGATCGGCGACGTCACCCGGCCCTTGGCGAGGAGAACGAGATCGGCCTTGGTCGTCTCGGCGAAGTGGAGATACATCCGAGCCGTCGATGTCTCGACGGGTGCGCTCGGGAACGTGAGCGCGCCGTACAGCTCGCCGCCTGCGTCGTTGATGGTGATCGCGACGTCGGTCGTGGCTGCGCTCCAGTCCGGCCCGACCGTGCTCGTGAGCGGCGTGACGCCCGCGAGCCAGCCGCGGATGTCGAGATCCTCGAGCTGCTTCGTCGTCTCGCCGTACCACTTGGTTCCGATCGGCGAGGGCCAGTCGACGCGGACGAGCACCTGCGCCTCGCGCCCGGTCTCCTTGTTGATCGCCGCGAGCACCGATGCCGGGATCGTCTTCATACTGCCTCGCCCTCGAGAACGATCTCGACCTGGCCGTGGTGGTAGTCGCCGTTCTGAACGATCCGGATCTCGGCCGAGAGCACGGCGCACTTCCATGCGATGCCGTCGATGTCGGTGTAGCGCACCAGCTCCCCGACCATCGCGTCGAAGAAGTCCTGCACCTCCACCGCCTTGAGCCGCGAGAGCTGCGAGTACGGCAGCGTGAACCGCTTGAGGTTCGTCGTCTTCTTCGCCTGCTGGATCTCGCCGCCCATCGACCGCAGGGTGATGATGCGGAGCACCTCGGTTCGGCCGTCGCCGAGCGCGGGCGCTGGGAGCTTGAGCGCTCGCGTCGCGAGTGGATACGGGCCGGCCAGGTAGACGCTCGCCGACTCCGAAGCGGAAAGCGCGGGACTCGGAACGTAGGCGGTCTCGCAGAGCGGTGGATACTCGCGGCCGACTGCCTGGTTGGCGGCGATCGAGTTGCCCGCCGAGCGCACCCAGACCGAGCCAGCGAGCGACACCGATTGCCCGACCAGGCCAACCGATCCGCCGCGCGGCAAGGTGAACTTCTGGTTCGCCACGAGTTCGTTCTTCGCCTCGCGTGTGCGCTCGACCGTCACGCCGACCGTCTGCCCGACGCCGAGCTGGTTTCGGTTGCCGAACACGCTTCCCGCCATGCTCGAGGCGTGCGCCACCGAGAGATCGTTCGCGCACTCGGGCTCGTGCACCCACGTCGTTCCGGTGATCGACTCCGCGAAGCCGACCGACCCCGCGGCGTAGTACATGCACCAGTAGCCGGAATCGAAGAAGCCGTGGCCGTGAGGGCGCCACGAGTGCGGCGTCTCGGGTTGGCGGACGTTCGATCCGGGGTCGACGATCCGCGCGAACGCGAACGAGGAGCCGTCGCCGTAGGCTCGCATCAGCGAGTCGTGACCCGTCGCCGCGCCGCCGATCGAATCGCCGATCCAGAACACGTCGCAGTACCCGGCCTGGTTGACGGTGACGCTCGGCTTGTCCTGCGACGTCGTCGGCGCGTCGTGGATCTGGAGCGCGCCCGACCACGAGCCGTGGCGCCTGCTGTGAAAGATCGAGGTCACGCCAGGCGCCGATGTCCGGCCCTGCTTCACCCAGACGCACGTCGGGCGCGCGCTGCCGTCAACGGCGATCGAGATGTACCGCGGCTGCTGGGCGGGCGAGTTGAACGGCGGCGAGTCGACGGTTTCGATCGATCCCCAGGAACCCGAATAGAGCGCGTAGGAGACGTTCCACGTGGAACCCGTCCGAATAGACCACGCGGCGTGAATCGCGTCGCTGGCGTCAAGGCAAGCAGCCACGCGGCGTTCCTGCGTCACGTCGGTGAGTGCGGTGGCGTTGAAGTCGACCGTGGTCGGCGCCGCCCATGTTCCGAGATCATCCGTCGAGCGTCGGTGCTGAACCTGCTGCCGTGTGAGCGACGAGCGATAGTCGCCGTAGATCAGTTCGAATGCGCCCGAGGAGTTGCAGAGGATCTGGTGGGCCGCGATCGAGGTGTGGAACGTCGCGGCCGAGGCTTCGGTCGTCCAGACGTCCGCGATGCGGCGCGAGACCTTGATCCCGCTTGTCGCGCCTTCGGTGTAGGCCACGACGGGCTGGTCGTCGGTGTCGACGCAGCACGAGACGCCGAGGATCGACAGCACGCTCGCGGCTCGAACCACCTCGCGCGTCGCTACGCGAGAACCCGTGCCGGCGAAGTAGCAGACCAGCTCGTGGTTGAGGCCCGACGTCTCGTCGACGAACATCCAGATCACGCCGTTCGTGCCGCGGACGACGTGCCGCCCGCCCTGCGTCGGCGTGCTGCCGTGCCCGGACTGCCCGCCGAATTGCGTCGAACCAGCCATCAGACACCCGCCTCGAGGACGCCTTGGAATTCCAGCGTGACCGACCATTGCGCCGTGCCGCCCGATCCCGAGCGGAACAGCGGCTCTTCGGTGAGGATGTACCCTCGCCAGGTCCGGCCCTGGTGATCGCGGAACCGCAGCTCGGTGCCTCGCCAGAGCACGAGGAAGTCGGAGAGCTCGGCGCGTTGGTTTCGCGTGAGGTGCTCGAACTGCATCACGAGTCGTCGCGTCGACGGCGTTCGCCGCGCGAGCAGAGGCACGCCCGTGCGCGAGCGTGCGTACTCGCCCTGCGTCGCGAGCACGTCCATGTTGCCGATCTCCGGGCGGCGCAGGGTCACGAAGTGAACCGGTGAGGACGGCGGCGCGGAGAAGATCACGGACTGGATCGAGCGCGGATCCTCGACGATGTCGATCTCCGGATCGTAGAGCGTCTCGCATCCCTCGACGGGTTCGATCGCGACGGCGTGTTCGACCTCGACCGTGTTCCCTGCCGTGACGTAGATCGTGCCGCTGAGAACGACGCCCTGGTTCACCTCGAGTTCGTTGGCGACCGGCAACGCCTTGCCGATTCCGTTCGAGCCGCTCACGAAATTCCCGCATGCGATCGTGATCACGCGCGAGACGGTGACGCTCTGTCCGAGTTCGCCGGTGTTGGCAGCCCTCCACTTCGAGAGCGCATCGAGGAACACGGTGACGCTCTGGCCGATGTTGGCGAGCGTCGATCCGAGCTTCGCTTTGCCCGCCGCCACCGTGCCGTAGATGTCGAGAAGGTTCGCCGCCGCGCGGGCGAGCGACGTACCGGGATGCGTCGCTGCGTGCGTGGCTTGGAGCGAGTTCGACGGGAAGAGCTTCAGGAAGTTGTTCGACGCGAGCATGCCAGCGACCGCGGGCGCGTTGGCTGCGAGGCGCGAGAGACTGCCCTCGTAGTCGTCCGACACCATCACGCGGAGCTGATAGCCGGGCGCCTCGCACGAGATGATTGTCGGCGTGAGGAACGCGGTGTTGACGCAGACGATCTCGCACCAGAGTTCGCCGAGCGCCGGCACTCCTCGACGGCCGATGCCCCAGACGTCGTGCGGAACAGCGTGCCCCGCGACGCAGGCAATCTCATCGCCGGAGTTCGGGCTCTGCTTGGCGGTCGCCAGGTAGCTCACCCAGCCGGTCGGCGTCTCGCGGTAGACGACGGTCAACCCCCAATGGTTGGTCTCGTCGGTGAACGTCGTCTTGGTGGATGGCTCGTAGCCGATCGGGTTGGCGCGCAGGTTGGTGATCACGCGCGCATAGCCGCGGTCGTCGACGGCGACCTGCGCGGAGCGATAGAAGTTGAACTTCTGGTTGTTCGCCGTCGCGTTCTGATTCCACAGCGGCAGCTCGTGGAACAGCGACTCGGAGACGATCGAGCCGCTCGAGGTGAGCTGCATATATCGCAGCCGCTGCTTCGCGCCCGACCCGACGCCGGGGAACTCGACGCGATTACAGAACGCGGCGTGGAGGTCGCCCGAGAGATCGACCACCAGCGAGTAGCAAAGCCAGTCTTCCTTGATCGAGGAATCGTAGGTCTTGATGTCCCCGACCAGCGTCCACGACGTCGTCGTGAGCGAGTGATAGAGCGAGAGTCGACGCGAGCCGCTCAAGCCCATGCCGAACAGGATGTAGATCGACCCGTCGGTGTGCTGCGCGATGCCGGCCGCGGCGTACCCGCTGAAGGTCTCCGCCCCGATCGCGGTCGTCGCCGAGGACCAGGAACCCGTCGGCGAGGAGACCGTGCGCGAGCGCATGATCACCACGCTCGAGCCGGTGTCGCTTTCGTCGGCCGCGCCGTAAACGCACCAAATATCGCCGCTGCCGTTCTTCCTGCCGAACAGAGCGAGGCCCACCAGGCCCGTCGCGGCGGGCCCCGAGTACTGGAACGAGTCGCCCGCGGTGAACGTGCCCGGAGTGTCCGTGCGCACGTGGAAGAGCTGGAGGTCGGTCCTGAAAAGGCCGCCGCCGAGATCGACCTTGACCGGCATAACGACGATGACGCGCTCGACGGTCCCGCTGTAGTCGATCGCGATCGTCGAGTTGTGGAGATCGTCGCCGAGCGGGTTGTCGATGTTCGGGAACGTCATCGACTCGCCGGCGGCCACGCGATGGTCCCAGACGACCGTCGCGGCGCGCGTCTGGATGTTGATCGAGTAGCAGACGCACCGCAGCACCGCGATGCCCTGCCCGTTCACCGAGCCATAGAGGCTGTAAAGCAGACCATCCCGCCCACGCGCAACGAGGCGTGAGCGGGTTGGAATGTAGTAGGAGCCGTTGAACTCGCGAAGCTCATCCGGCGCCAGCAGCGACGGGACGAAGGTCACCACGCGGGCACCACCTTCAGGGTTGGATCAGGTCGCGCCGGCCGTCATCGTGATCGTGTAGGAGACCTTCAGCACGTCGCCGCTGCTCACGGATTGATCGGTCGCGAATGCGGCCGTCGACCACAGCGTGCCCGTCGTGCCGCTCTTCGTGTTGTCGCTCGTCACGAAGATGCCGCCGATGGTCGCGGTAGCGTTGATGTTGAAGTCGCTCGTGCTCGAGCTGGTGATCACGCCGCCGCTCGATGCGCCTTCGGTCCACTCGCGACGGGTCGCGTCGCTGTAGGCAGTGCTCTCCGTCCAGCCCGCGTGCGAGGACATCGTGTCGCCGGCCGTGGTGATCGTGCCGCCCGCGGTGATCAGGCCGATGTACCAGGTCGTGATCGCGGCCGAGCCGTGGAAGCACGTGTTGAGGGCGTAGTCGAGGCCCGCATTCTTGATCTGGTTGTGGTTGGCCTCGCTCCACTTCAGGTTTCCCAGGCTGTCGAAGCACTGCACCACGAACGAGCCGCGCGGCCCGCCGTCGTTCTCGCACGGCGCGACGAAGGACTCGTGAATCACGACGTTCTTGCGCGTGGCCTGGCGGTAGAGCTTCCGGATCAGCGGGCCGACGCAGGAGAGCAGTAGAACGATGAGGCGGAGGATCTTTGCCACGATGGGCTCCTATGAGAGTTTCGAGAGTCCGAGCCGTACCTGGCGACGGATCGTCTTCGCCATGTCGCGGGCCGTCGTCTCGTTCGCGCCCGCGCCGCGAAGGTCGAAATGCATATCACCCATCGTCACCGTCGACGAGGGCTGAACGATTCCGCCTTCTGCGAACGTCTGGACGTTGCCGAGCGACGACGCCACCGTAGGCGTTTGGGTGAATCCGGGGAAGACGGGAGGCAGACCGGCCGCGCGTCGACGGTTGATCGTGTCCCAGGCCTGGCGATAGGTGAGGCCCTGCGACATCAGCGCGTTCGCCATCTCGTTCCAGCCCGAGCGCGCCACCGAAGCGTCGATCGAGCCGGCCGCCTGGCTGGCCGCCGTGTAGCGTCGCGTGCCCTCGAGCATGTCTCGGAATCCGCCGCCGTCGGCGAAGCCAGGCACGCCCGCACGACGAAGCGCAGCCGCTCCGCCGAGCGCGTTCTGCTGCTGCTTGTTCAACACCACTTCCCCGACGCCGAGGAGCGCGAGTTGATCGTCCGCGACGCCGCCGCGGGCGAACCCTTCGATGTCGCCGAACGCCTGGTTCGACTGGTACTCGGCCTGCTTGGCGCTCGTGAGCTGGCCCTGCGCCTGCGTGAGCTGCGCCTGCATCGCGGAGATCTCGGCGACGTCGCGCGCGAGTAGCTGCGTGATGCCGGCGAGGTTCGCGGCCGTCTCGCGGAACGCGGCGTCGAGAGCGGCGACCTGCTCCGTGAGCGTGGCGACCGACGTTGCTGCGCTCTGCGCCGCCACCGACGTGGCATCGAGCGACGCTTGAAACGATGCGTCGATCTCGGCGGCGAGCACCGCGATCGCCTGCTGGAACTCGCCGAGCCGTTCGACCGGTGCGCCGAGCGACTGGAAGAGCTGCTGTAGAAGCTGCTGCGCCTCCTCGAACTTCGCGCGGGCGGCGTCTTGGTCGCCGCCGCTCTGGAGCGTGCGGCCCTGCGTTGCGAGCTGCTGGACGCGCCCGAGGACGACCGACTCGTCGCCCGGGTTCGCGAGCCGCGCGAGGTTGAACGCGGCGCCTTCGCCACCCGCGGACGCAGCCGAGCGGCCGGCCTGGAGCGCGGCAAGGCGTGACGTCGACGCGGCGAGTAGCTTTTCCTGCTCGGCGAGCGACGCGCGAGAAGCGGCAAGCTCTGCCGTGCGCTCGGTGAGCTGCGCCTCGTAGAACGCCTTGTTCTCGAGCCGGTTCGGCGTGATCGATTCGCGCTCGCGGATCCTCGACGCGAGACCGCCGACGCGCTCTTCGGCCTGAACGCGGTTCTCGGTGGCGCGTCGAGCGGCGTCGGCCGCGGCCATCAGATCGTCGCTGAGGCGCCGGTTCGCTTCCTCGAAGTCATCGATCAGCGCTTTCGTCGCGATGCCGAGCGTGGCGAACGTCGCCGTGATCGCGAGCGCGGGCCCCGACAACATCGACAAGCCGACGCCCGCGGCGTTTCCAGCCAGGCCCGAGATCGCCGGATTGACGACCTGCGCCAGGCCGCCGTTCACGAACTGCCCGACGCCGAGCTGCGCGGCGCCCTGGGCGAACTGCCCGCCGGCGCGCGCAAGGTTCTGTTGGAGCTGCGACGCTCGGGCCGCGTTCCCTGCGCTGGTCGCGAATCGATCGTTCGCTCGAGCGGCGCGGTCGAGGCCCTGCTCGTAGCCGAAGAGCGCATCCTTCGTGAGCCGGAAGTTAGACGCGAGATCCTTGATGTGCGGGTTGAGCTTCGTGGCGATCGCGGTGTCGAGCCGCTCTGCCTGCTTCACGACGCCTGCGGTCGCGGCTTCGGCGTCCTTCGCGGCCTGCACCCACGGCGCCGCCTTGAGCACCAGGTCGGTCGAGATCGTGTGGTTGATGTTCATTCCACGCCCTGTGAGTTCTCGTAGGCCCGAACCGACTCGTACGCCACTAGCTCGTCCTGCTCCTCACGGGTGAGCTGCACCCACGGTCTGCCGTAGATCCGAACCGGGTCGACTCGCTCGAGGGCGCGGAAGATCAGGTAGCGGAGGGACCGCCCTCGATCTCGAGGGATGCTCCAGTCGCCGGGGCGATTCCCCGGCTCCGATAAAAACGTTCGCGCGCATCGCGGATCGACGCCTCGGTCGGCACGGTGAGCTTCGCGAGTTCGTTCACCAGGAACACCAGCTCGTCGGCCGTGAAGTTCGCGGCTTCGAATTCCTTGAGCAGCGCGTCCGCGTACGCCGTCCACGCGGGGAAATGGTTCTCCTCGGTCGGCTTGCCTGGTGAACCGTCGGCGTCGAACTGGATGTCGGGATCGTGGCGCAGGCCCTCGCGCACGAGCACCGCGAACTTGCGCAGGTTCTGCCGTGCGGCATGCGTCGTCCACGACGCTGTCTCGCGGGTGAATCGCTCGAGCGGCTTGTTGTCCGGTCCTCGAGCGATCCCGCCGCGCGCGTCGAACTCGTACTCGCGCACGGCCGGCGGCGGCGGGAACACGTTGCGGATGTGTTCCTCGAGGCCGAGGGGCATGGGCGAGAGAACGAGCCGGATCTGCGTCTCGCCGCGCGGCAGATAGACCTCGCGCGTGTTCGGTTTCGGCGGAAGCTCTCCCGAGATGCGCATCGATCAGCTCCCCGACCGCGTGCTGCTCGGAGCCGTCACGAGCGCGGTGAAGGGGATTTCGATCGTGTCCGTTTCGCTCGCCTCGGCGAAGTTGAACGGTCCCCAGCGAACGTCGGAGAACAAGAGCGACTCGGCCTGGTCGATTCCCGTTCCCGCACCCGAGCACGGGTTGGCGATCGCGAACGTCATGTCCGTGGTGTACGGCCCGCACGTCGATGTCGACACCCACGACGAAGCGTTGCCCGTCTTCGTCATCGCGTCGTAGACGGACGGGTTCGCGCCCGACAGTCCCTTGCCCTTCCACTCGGTGAACTTGATCGAGAGTCGACCGGTCACCGGCGTCTGCGGCGCGATGGTCCAGTGCGAGAGCACGTCGCGGTTCATCACGATTTGGCCGGGATTCGGGTCCGCGGAGAACTGAAGGTCGCCGGGCGAGATCGGGATCTGGAGCGTCTTCGGCGTGCCCGTGCCGTCCGAGATGGTGATCGTCCCGTGCTGCTTGTTTCGAGTGGTGGTGTAGCTGATTGCCATCGGAGCCTCACGAGAGGGAAAGAGTCGCGCGGAAGGTTAGAGCGATACCGTGCACATTGCTGGGTGTCGAGGGGACACCCTCGCCGCCAGGCACGCCGATACCAGCTTCGTCGATGTACTGCTCGTCGACGGGTTCCATCGTGAGCACGCCCACGTGCTCCTCCGACGCCGCGCCGTAGGACTTCACCAGGATGTCGGTGTTCGCGAGCGCGTGACGCACGCGCCCTGCGAGAGCATGCGGAGCGTAGGCGTCGCCGTCGCCGCGCAGCTCGCCGTAGAGCGAGAACGCCGTGACCTGCGAGACGTAGACGCCGTGGGCGTTGCCGCGTCCGGTGAACGTCTGCGTGAGCTGGAGTGGCGTGAACGACACCCACTCGATCGCGCGAGCGCCGACGCGGTTGCCGATCTCCTCGACCAGCACACCCGGGAGAGCGGCCTTGATCGCTTCGGCGATCGAACGTGCGGCGTAGATCTCGAGGTTAGGCTGCGGCATAGAACGCGTCCGTAGCGCGGCGCAGGCGATCGGCGAACTCGAGGATGCTCACGCGCAGCATTCCGGCCGGCGCCTGCTTGCTCCAGCCGTACTCGAGATAGAGAGAGTGGGGCACCGCGTTGACGATGCGCATCACGAGCGGGTTCTCGGAGACGACCTCGAGGCGCCACCCACTCCGAGCCATGCCGATGTCGACCGGCGTTCGATCGACGATCACGCGGTAGGTCTTGCCGACCTCCTTCCGGAAGACGTTCTCGACGTCGGCCGGGGTCGTGGCGAGCGCGGCGAAGAAGGCGTTCATCTCCGTCTTGAGACGCGCGCCGACGTCCGAGAGATCGCCGCCGACGCGGGACGGCGCACCCTTGAACGCGCCTCGCTCGAGCGCGAGTTCCTTCACCTTCGCGTGGGCGAACGTGTCCTCGACGAGCCGGGCAGCGACGCCAGCGCGGAGCGCGAGCACTCGCTTGCCCGGTCCCTTCTTCTTCCGCTTGCGCTTCTTCGACTGCGCCATCAGACGAGCCTCGCGTAGACGCGCCAGCGCGTGCTGTGCGTGGCCTCGTCGCAGGCGATCACCTGCCAACGGTTCGCAGCGACGTGGATGAAGTCACCCTCGCGCGGAGTGATCGGCAGCTCGAGGACGGGGATCTCCCAGTACGCGTCGCTCGTTCGGAGCTTGCCGCCCGAGAGCTGCGCCTGGCGGATCGAGACCTGGCGCCGAAGGGCGTGCGGGATCGTGTACGAGGTCGGAGCGGCCTCGGCGATCTTACCCTTGGTGATCGTCTTCGCGCCCGCCTGGACGTACTGGATCGCGCGAGCGCCGTCGAACAGGAGCGCGTCGCCCGCGATGCCGAGCGATGCGTCGTACCCTTCGCGGTGCGGTGCGCCGGAAACCAGGATCGAGTTGCCCGCCGAGACGTTGATGATCGCCATCAGATCACCTGCGTGATCTCGAACAGCGGATCGGACGCCGCGATCACCTCGTCTATCGCCTTGAGCTGCGCGAGCAGCGTTTGGAGGTACTCGGTGTGGGAGTAGCTCTGCCCGTCGATCGAGTACGAGGGCTTGGCCGACGCCGTCACCTCTTTGAGGCGGGCGATGATGTTCGATCGGATCGCAACGAGATCTGCGTCGGCCATGATCCACCAGAAAAGAGAACGAGCGCGGTCACTCGGACTGGCTCGGGAGGAGACCAGCCAAGCGACCGCGCCCGAATGCGATCACGCGGAGCACTTCACCCAGTGCCGCGGTTCGAGGCATGCACCCTCGCCGCGCTCGTCGCCGCGGTAGCCGTACCACACGTCGCGCTCGAACTTGAGGTCCGAGCCGTCGGCGAGCTGCAGCTCTCGATACGGCCAGTTCTGGATCCAGGCGAACGCCTTCTTCGGGTCGCCGAGGAACCAGGTGCCGTCCGCCTGCGTCGCCGTGAGGCCGCCTTCGTCGTCGAGGAGTCGCTTGGCGACTTCGGAAACCACGATCTGGAGCTTCATGTCCGAGATCGGGTTCGCGAACTCGGTCCCGACACTCGCGCTCGCGCCGTCGCCGAACCGCACCAGCGTGCTGTTGACGATGCGCTTCGCGGTCATCTCGAGCGCGGTCGGAACCAGAAGAACCTTCGGGCGGAACATGATCGGACGGCCCGTGTTCGGGTCGTTGTTGACGCTCGCCGCCAACGCCGCCAGCTCGATGTCGGTGTAGTCGACCAGAGCGTTGGTCGTCTTCGTATTCACCCACGGCGTCGAGGCCTGGAAGATGTCGTAGGTCTGACCCTTCCACGAGAACGGCACCTTGCCGCCCGCGACCGTGTGGATGCCGAGGACGTACCGCAGGAGGTTCTGGAGCTTGAAGTACGCGAGGCCTTCTCCCATCTGCTTCGCCTGCTTGAGCAGCAGGTTGGTGCGATCGAAGAACACCGCGGAGAACGTCAGCTTGAGCATCAGGCCGAAGTGCTTCGTGGTGTTGGTCTGGACGTAGTCCTCGTTCACGTTCGATTCGGGGAAGGGCATGCCTTCGGTGATCTCGAACGCGTTGTCCGTCGGCATCGAGATGCCGGGGATGAACTCACGCTTCAGCTTGCTCGGCACCGTGGTGCAGAGCTGGTCGAACACGCCGCCGTCGACCTCCCCGTACCCTTCCATGACGCGGGCCGAGAGGATCTCCCGGTTGATCGTGTTGAACTGGCTCGAATCGATCGATTCCTCGCGCAGGATCATCTCGGACTCGCCGAGACTCATGCGCTGGAACTTCTCCTGGAGGTAGGCGCGGGCGAGCATCGAGAGGTCGAACGCGCCAGGCGCGATCTCCTTGTTCTTGATGCTCTTCTTCAGCTGCTCCGTGACGACGACAGAGCCGTGCTTGCGCACGAGCGTGGCGAGGTTCACGTAGGAGATGTCCCGCGGGGACGAAATCTTGAACGTCATGTGTTGCCTTTCGTTTGGGTCCGCGGGATCGATCAGGTGACCGTCTGGACGCCGCTGTGGACGATGGTGGATTCGATGTCGACGAACACCTCGGTGACCGCCGAGCTGTACTGCTTCGACGGCTTGGCGAAGCCGAGCGTGGCATTCGCCACGGCCACGACCTTCTGATTCTCGAGCAGGTTTCCGGACTGCTTCGCGCAGCCGAGGAACACGCCCATGTCGAACGCGGCCGAGGCGCAGTCGAATCGGTGGCTGCCGCGCGTCGAGAAGCGCACCGTGGTCTCGGGGCCGTTCGCCAGGTGGGCGGACTGCGCGACGCCGACGAACACGTCCTTGAACGTGCCCTGCGTGGTCGCGAGGTCGGTGTCCCAGGTGTAGTCGCTCGCGGGCTTGACGCAGTTGTTGGTTGCGTCGAACCAGAGGATGTCACCAACCTGGATGACGGTCGCGGCGAGGACGGGCGCCTCGCGCGGTTCGGAGTTGCCGTACACGTGTCGCTGCTTGTTTGCCATTGGAGTGCCTTCGCTCTCGTGTGGGGTTGTTGACCGCGGCTGCGATCAGCTCTTGATGGACTCGATGAACGTCGCCTCGTTCAGCTCGCCCGCGCCGTTCGCGACCGGAGCCTTCGTGCGCGGCTTCGCCGGGAGTTCGGTCGCGAACGCCTTGCGCTCCTCGACGAGCTTCGCCGCGACTTCGTCCGTGACGTCGACGAGCGACTCGATGAACGTGTCCGTCGCGGCGCCTGCGGGCAGGCCAGCGCAGAGCGTCTTGCGGCTCTCGAGCTTCGCGGCTCGCGCTTCCTTGGCCTCGAGGACGGCGAGACGCTCGAGCTTCGCCTTGGTCGCGGCGGCCTCTGCCTGCGTGGTCGAAGCGTCGGCGTGCTCCTTCAGCACGACCGGCTTCAGATCCGGGCGGGCTGCGAGAATCTCGGACGGGGTCAGTTCGGCAAGGGTCTTGCCCATGATGCTCTCCATTGCCGCATCTGCGGCCGGCGTGGTTTTCTTGACGAGGTCCTCCCCGTCTTGGGATTCGGTTGCTGCGGGCGCAGCGGGCTCGGGCTTGTCCTCGCCCTCGATCGAGGCGCCGCAGATCGTGCGCGCTTCGGCTTCGCTCTTGCCCGTGCCCGTCACGCGGACGATGCAGGCGGACATCTCCGGGCTGTCCTGCGTCGGCTCAGACGAAGCCGGTGCGTCTTCGACCGATGCGACCGCGTCCTCTGCCTCGAAGAGCGTCTCATTCATCCCGCCTTCGGTCACGATCTCGACGCCGCGAACGCGGGTGATCTGCTCGACCTTGAGTTCGCCGTTGGTCTTGCGGCCCTTGGCCTCGACGCGGTGGCTGTTCGCGAGCGTGTCGGGCTGGTGCTCGATCGCCCACAGGATCTGCTCGGCGTGGGTGTGCTTCGGGTTGTACTGCAGGTCGGCGTAGATGCCGTCGGCCTTCTCGGTCGCGTTGATGTACTTGCCGATGCGCGACTCCGCGCTCGGGATCTCGCCGTCCTTCGGGTGGTTCAGCGAGACGGGCGCGTTCTCGTAGATCGAGGCGCGGCCCTTGAGAGCGGCCGTGTAGTCGCGGCCGTTCTTCGACTTCCACGATGCGATCTTCATGCCGCGGACGATCGACTTTTCGCGATCGACGACGGGAGTGCCGCCGCCAGCGAACGCCTCGGTGATGCTCTGCGTGACGATCTTTCGAGTGGCCATGCTCGAAACGTATGCGCACCCACCGAAAACGCGCAAGCCATCAAACGCGAGAACTCACGCGGTCGGTCGACGGCGCTTTCGCTTCTTCGAGGGCGTCGGCGTGAAGCCCGCGGGCGGCGCCGGGATCGGCTCGTCCTTCTCGGGCGGCGCTCCGGGCGTCGGCGGAATCTGGATCAGCGGAATCTCGGGGTCGGGATTGCTGCCGGGGATCGGGCCGAGGAACTTCGGCTGCGGCGGTGGCGCGTCGAACGTCTGCGGCGGCGGTGGCGCGATGCCTCGAGCGGCGATCGCCTTCGACCATACCGCCTTGCCGCCGCTCTTCGGTTGCGCTGCGTCGAACGTGCGCTGCCCGAGAATCTCGCGCTGCTTCGCGATCGGCTGCGCGTTGAACCACTGAGGGTATCGCGAGTCGTTCGCCAACGCGGTGCCCTCCATGCTCTTCGTGATCTTGTTCCAGGTCTGCGCGGCCCGGCCGCCGAACGGCTCGTCGAGAATCGACGCCATCGACGCGGGCACGCCGAGGTCGGCGTAGGACTTCATGACCGGCGTGTACGTGCAGCGGCAGTTCGGGCGCGAAGGCAGCCGCGGCTTCTCGGCTCCTCGCGGGTAGATCCGGCCATCGAGCGCGGCGTGCTCCTGCGAGGTCCGATCGTCGAGCGTTGCCGTGTAGCGCCAGCCCTCGATCGCGGGTCCGAGCGCCTTGTCGACCGATCGCATCTGCGCCGTGACGTTGACGCGGTGGACTTCGGTGCGCGCGATGCGCTCGGCCTTGTACGCCACGTCGTTGACGAGCGGCAGCAGGGCGGCGGCGATCTCGCGGTTGCTCTTGCCGAGGCTGAGGCCGTTCGACACCTCGCGGGCGATGTCGGCCTCGACGGGCAGCCAGTTCTTGAGTCGGTCCGTCCACGCTTCGCCGTTGAACGGCTCATCGACAAGCGCCTTGGTGGCCGCGGCGGTTGGCAGCGACACGAAGGCGTTCGCGGTCTCGGTCGCGTCCTTCGATGTCTCGTCTCCCGAGTAGTCGAGCTGCGGCCCTTCCTTCACGACGCCGGGGACCGAGAGCTTGCGAAGCTCTTCCTCCCGTCGATGGACGATCAGCAGCGCCTCGACGGGCACGACGTCAGCGATCGCGCGCATCGTCACCGACGCCGTGGCGTTGGCGACCGCAGTGAGTTCGCCGCGGATCGCGGCTTCAAGCTCGGCGCGCAGGCCCTGCGTGAGCAGCGATGCGTCGAGCTTGTCCGATGCCACGAACGCGCGCCAGCGTCGCTGGTAGATCGACTTCACCAGTCGGCCGACGCGGTTGGCGCGAAGCAGCGCCTTGCCCGCGGCCTCGAGCGTGGCGTCGGCGAGCGCGACGTTGATCGGCGAGGGCTTCGGCGCGACGCGCTTGCGGGCCTCGGTGAGAAGC